CTGGGTTTCACCCATGCTGCCCAAATTTACCTACTGGGAATCGCTTACACCTGAACCCCCAAACTTAATCGGGGCAGTAGAACCGTATATCCCTCAACAAATGTATTATAGCAGTTTTACATCGTGATACAACCTCGGATGTGACAGTTCTTAAACTGTCTCTCTAACTGGAAAGTCAGCAGGGATGTCGAGTATAGTACCCTTTGCTCTGCTGCCATATCCACCCATATCATAGCAAGTCCACTCACCATTGTCAAATAAGTAAGCATACTCACCATCAGTTCTCTCTGTTTGGTCAAAAAACTCAGTAATTGACTCAGAGATCTTTGGTGGGCAGTCCTCACCTCTCTCTGAGTAGTATGTTGGGGCAGTTACTTCTCTCTTCCCTTCACCTGTATTATAATTGTAATCCCAACCATACTCAGAATCACAAGAAGACATATCTCCTCCATCAATCAACTCTTCAACCTTCTCTCTTGTGTTAAACTTCTTTTCAAGTGTAACTCCTAACCACTCAGGATAACCATCCCAATGATGATATACTGAAATGATTTGACCTTCAAGTTGTAGTCCTATGCGAGATCTTGTACCCATTGGGAAAATGTGTAAATGAATAGTGAGAGAAACAAAAAGAGGGGTCTGTGCATTACCCTTTCGGTCATATCTCTGCTTCTTGTCGTTGAAACGGATTACGTCAGACGGTTGAGCATTGCTCTTACTGCCACGTTTCAATCGGTGTCAGAGTAGAAAGGAACCTCTTTTGTTTCCCATGTGCTTATTATAACCACTTAATACCACCATGAGAAGGGGTCATGTGACAGTTATTCAAGTGTCACATAAACTTATCAAGTGGATTATGACATGCTATTCTATCTGTGGCAATATCACAATACTTCTGACTTATATCAATGCCAATGTATCTTCTTCCTAATTGATGTGACACTAACGTAGTTGTCCCAACACCATTAAAAGGATCAAGAATAAGGTCATTCTTATAAGAGAATAGTTTTAAGCATCTTTTTACCAATTCTTCAGGAAACATTGCAGGATGATCGAAATCTTTCATTCTTGTTTCTGGTGCTATACTCCAATGCCCATTAACATACTTGATAAATTCGTCCTTAGTAATATCAATGTCCTCCTTCTTGCCTTCATGCTTAATACTTTTCTTACTAAAAATCTCGACAAACTCGAAAGGATAGTTTAAGTATGGTGAAGATGGAGATTTATATGATCCCCATGCTGTTAGTTTCTTAAGATTATTCTTCAACCATAAAACTTCTCCTCTCCATATCAACCCCTCATCAATTAATCTCGAAGTAATATAATGATGTGAAGGAAAATAATCTTTATAGTTTGGTTGAATGTTTATTATCATTCTACCACCATCTCGAAGTGTTCTCTTACACTCACTAAAAATGGTTATTAAAGTATCAATATAGATCTCGTTTTGGTCTTTATCATTATGCTCATCATATTCCATATCAAAATTATATGGTGGAGATGTCAATACAACATCAACACTATTATCATCAATATCTTTTAGTGCTGATAAGGCATCATTACAAATAATTTGATTCATTGGGTAACAACTAATCCTTTTTTTGTATTTTTATAGTATATTATATCATACTCTATCGTTTCTTTACCTGCCTCAATAGTTTTCTTATAAGTATGAGGTTTAATTGATACATACTTACCATCAACAACTCCATCAATCCCCTTTGATTCTTCATCTGGAGTTGCAAGTCTATACTCACCAGTTTCAGATACCATCTCAAGTATATCTAATTGAACCTGTAGACCTGAAAATGTTTTATTCACAATTAAATCTTTAGTCCAATTATATACATCATCACGATCAAGTTCATCTAAATTCTTTTTAATTCTCTGCACATACTCCCATATCTTATCAGCAGCAACATCAATCTTATCAAGTCCTTGTTGCTCGTCATAAAAAGACTGCCACCCATCTTGAGATGGATTATTTGTAGATTCTCTATACTCTTGTATCAAGTCACTCATTTGACCAACATTCTTAGGTCTTGTTGCCTGAGAGAATGAATTACCCAAATTAATAACAGATCCAATGTAGGGTAAAAGTGTCATGGTTGAACCTTTAATTACTCATATTATAATACCCCTCACACGTTAATGCAAGGGGTATTAGACAGTTATTCAGGTGTCACATAGTTATAACCACTTAATCATCATAGACTCTACACTCTAAAGAGTCTGGATGATTATCGCAATAGACTTCAAGATGTGAATCTTCGTGCCTTGTATGATAATCGTTGATCTTACCTTCATTAGGATCAACTACATCACCTTTGTGATACTCATCATACTCTGCGTGAACATTTTCTAAGTCTTCCTTAGAATATTCAAGCATACCATGATTGATATGCTCCTTCCCATCCTTGGGATCAAGATAAACTTCGTGTTCTAAATCGTGTTTTGGGTGTGTCATAATCCAACCGAATTTGCGTTTGAGTAATCTCTAGTTCAAGCAAGTTGTAGTTGCTCTTTTCTAACGAAATCACCACTCATATTATAATACAATTTATGATTATTAGTGGTGACATAGTGTCCCTTTATCTCGTTTCCATCACAATGCCAACCATAGTTAATGACATTCTCGTTTTCCCCATCTATACTAAATTTCTTATCTGTTTGTAGATAAGAAAGGTATCTCTCGTCTAAATTAATCATGGTTTTAGGGCGTTTGTGTTGGGATTATAACATAACTACTTATAATATCCAGTTATGCTTAAGGATTACTTTATTATTAGATAAAGATATACTACTATTAAGGTACTTTTCCACCAATATTTTTAATGTATTGATAATACTTTCTTAAAGGACACCTTGGAAATGTATCTGCCATACTTTCCTGTTCCTTCTCACTAATATAATGATACTTTAATTCTACTTTCTTATCAGTCATTGGATATAATGTATATAATGGAGTATGATATGGTATTTCTATATCATAAGGTTCTCTATCTGTAGGTGCTATAATATGACAATTAAGAGAATGTTGATACTTAAAGTCAATAAATCCAGGAGCAATATATAAATTATTTTCTCTAAAAAAATTAGTTAAATAATGAGATTCTAAAAAGATAAACTTAATAGGTTCATCACAACTCATTAACCAAGGACTATTTAATTTAAACGCTGTTGCATTTTCTGGATATAAATTTGCATATTGATTTGGTGGATGTTGTACTAATGGTTGATTAGTATATCTATTTCCCAAAGGCAATGCCTCAACTGTTCTATTAGGATATATTCTTATCTTTACCTGTTCCCACGATTTAACTTTAATACCTTCTGTAATTAAATTTGAAATACCAGGACATCCCTTTACAGATCCTATCTGAAAGGTAGTATTATTGTTTGGGTCAAAAACATTTACTTCTCCTGATATTCCTTTATGCCAGTATGGGGTTTCTGTTTTAAATGTTGGTTTATCATTTTCAAAATGAGTTTTAAAACAGGTATAAAAATTTAATGTTATTTTATTATCTAATAACCTAATCCCCATCATCGTTATTAAAATATGTACCAAAGAATCCACTATCGCCTTCTTTACGATTCTCTATCTTCTCAACAATGTCTACTGCATCCAATAAATTCTCAATGTTTGCTAACATATCAGCAATATGCTTACTAACATAAGGTTTCTCATTCCTTGCAGCAAAAGCAAGTGCATTTCTCAATGCCTCTTGAGAATCTCTAAGAGAATCCTCTACCTGTTGTGATAATGCCATTACAGTTCCTCCTCACAATGCTTCTCTACGATCTCTTGAATGACTTCGCTGAAAGCATTACGCAATTCATACTCAACGTCATTCTTATCTTTCTTCAATCGTGTTACTGTGATTGGTGGAAGTGTAAGGGTGGCAGTTATGTCCCATAGACCAAGTTCTTTGTTCTTGGTAGTGTTAATTTCAAGCATTAGTTTCTGTTGTCTCCAGCGAGTTCATCTATTTTAGCACAAACATAAGGATTATCATAGTCTGGTGTTTCTTCCTGTTTTGGCCACCAGATACCTTCACCAGTCATTTCATAACCAGCATCAAGCATTTCTTGATGGGTCATTTCCTTTCCTTCACGATAGGTATTAGATCTGCTATCATCAGGTAGTTCTGTATAGTCTGGCCAATCAGTTAATGTAGCATCCAACTCTTTTTCATGGAGACTAATCACTTTATCTTTGTGTTCGGTTCCATGAACAAGTCTTAAGACTTCATTAGCAGTTCTTACACATATTCTATGATATGTTAGATTCCTCCTAAGAGTAGTTCTTATGGTCTCATATATTTCTTCTGGGGTGCAATCAGATGTTAAAGCATCTTCTATTGCATCTTCCAAATTACTCAATGAATAACTGCGGTTGTTGTCCCTGTCGCTCATTCTGATCGTGCTTAATTGTTTCTTGCAC